GTTTTCTCACGGGCTGTCATTCTGTCAAGAAGAGCGCCCATGTCTCTTAGCTGATCGTCGGTTTTTTTAGCGTTGGCTTCCAGGGTTCTTTCGCGCTTTGATCTGGATTCCCAAGTCTCGGCATTTACCCAGTTTGTTTTATCGCCTTCAAATTCTTCTTCTGGCATCCAGCCGTGTTCTCTGGCAGTTACTTCAATTTCGGTTTCTTTTACTTCTTGTTCCATTTTCTTTTCCTTTTGCTTGTTTTAACCTGTAACTGTGACACCCTTTACAGCCCACATGACAGCTTCTTCAGCCTTGGTTCTGGCGATTGACATACAACGTGGGTCAGCATCAAAATCATTGAATTCAAGAATCATATTATGAAGAACGGCTCCGGTCTTTTTAATGTCGGCCATTTTCGTCTTTTGTTTATCGCTCAAAATATTATAGTCTTTTCTCATGGGGTCTTTTTCCATTGTTAGCTCCTTATAACTGCAATAACGTCCTCGTCTTTGCAGATTTTGTGGTTTCCTTGTTCAGTTTCTACGTTCAGTCCGCAGTAGCGGGCGGTAATAATTAAATCTCCCGGTGAGGGTACGGGGGTTTTTTCGTGGTATTCAAGAAAGGCCTCTCCGCCTAAAGCAACTATCTTTGCTTTGGTTGAGGCTATGTCTTTTTGGTCTTTTAGCTTGTCAGGGATAATTATGCCCCCTGAAGTTTTTTTCTCTGTTTCCTCGACCTCTATCAATAAATACGGGCCGATTGGTATAATGTCCTTATAATTCAAATCCATCTTTTTTCGCTTCCCTGTCTATTTCCTTTTCTTCGTATGTAACTGCCGCGTCTGTTACGCTTTTCAATATGTCTTCAACGGCTTCTACATACATTTTATCTTCGGTTGTCGCCTTCATTCCGCGAAACCAGCTATATCGTATTCCCTTGGCCTTGTCCTTGAGGCTGTCCAGGAACTCTACCGTTACCGGATGCTGGGACCACTCCTTGATCTGTTCTGACATCTAGTACTCCTAAAAAGTTCATGAGCAGCAAGAAGGTCGCTTGCAGGCTCCTGGTTGAGGCTCCAGCCTCGGCAGCAGCATTTAACTTGGCTGTTGCATCGGCGACCATATTAATGACCTTGGCCTTTATTTCCATTGTATTTGCATCCGCACGCTGCCTGTCGTTTTCCAGTCTGGCAATCATTTCAAGAACTTCGGGATCGGGTTGAGGTGTAACAATTAGTTCTTCAGGATTCTCTACCCCGATTGCTTCAAAGAACCTCTTGGTTACTTCCATTCCGTTAACAAACGGGTTCCCCAGTTGAGACATTAATATCTCTGCCCTTTTCTGTTTAACAGCACTTGAGACCATATTAGGATCAGAAACCGGTACGACTGCTATATCGTCACCGTAATCTGATCTTGCTATGGCTTGAGGAACATCTAGAACATTAAAGTATTCCTGATCCGTCAGGAACTTACTGTTAAGATTGTAAATCAGCATTCCTTCTTTCTTAAGAGAACGATGTATCCTCTTGTAAATACTGGTAAAAACCATTTCCCCCTGTTCTATCAAGGCTAACGTAGTTGTAGGTTGCTGGGCTTGGGGGAGTTTACCTGTTGTTACATCTTGAACGCTCGAAATGTCTTTGGCGGCGTCTATAAGCATTCCCAAGAGTAAAAAGAGTACGTTGGAAGGGTCTCTGACTGGTAAAGGAAGAATGTTGTCTCTCAGACTTCCTATGCCCACGTCTACGGTTTTGTATTCACCAATTTTAAAGGCGGTTTCACCCTTCTTCATGCGAATACCGCGTCCTATAAATCCTCCACCCCTGTTAGCTAAAGTTCCTGCGTCGATTAACTGGTTTATCAAGCTATTAACGGATTCATTAATAGGCAACATTAATTGCCCTAACCCCATTCCATAAAATCCGCCATCAGGATCAGGAAGGAACGGATATTTTACGAAATATTTGATAGGAGTGATTTTTCTTATGCGTCTGTTGTTCTCTCCGCCCGTGAAAAACATCGTGGTAGAGTCAAAATTAGGCGCTATTCTAACCAATTCTCCAGAGTCTACATGAACGGTGGTGATATAGGGTTCGGGGTAACCATCACCGTCCATGTCGATGCGGGTATGTTGCTCGACAAAATCTTCTAATGATTCTTCTTCGTCTTTTAAATCCAGATCAACATCTAACCAAAGACCTGATCTTATCAGGCCACTTTGCGATTGCCTTGTTTCTCCCCAGTTCAGGATCAAAAAACACCTTCCGAAACATACACCCAACCACCGGAACGGCGTGGAGGAGAGAATCGGTTTCGTCTTCCCATTCCTCCATTTCTTCTAAAAACTGGTAACTCATATGGTCGGCTACGCGCTTCGCTCTTTCCCTTTTGGCTCCGGGTTGAACCTGAAAGATTATATTACCATTTTCATCTGTTGCGGGTTGGCCTCTGGCATCAACCTGGGGGATACCTTGGTCAGACCCTATAACCTTGCCTTTCATTACTTCACGGTTATTAACGATAGCAGGATAGGCTCTGGCAGCGAATTGAATGGCAGCCACAGTAATTAGGGGATATTTTACATTAGAGGCGTTTTTCCACGGGGTAGACTTTTGTTCTGCCACTTGCTTGGCAAGATCCATCGCATCTTTGGTTTTGTCCATCCACTCTTTATTGGATTGCTCATCAATTCTGAATTCTTTAAGGACTTTGGTGGAAATCAGTTTTAAATCCCTGTCCTCTAACTGGTCAGCTATATTAGCCTGTCCCAGTATTGTTTCCAGATCAATTACTTCTTGAAGCGCCATATTAGTTCCTGCCTATAAATTTCTTGATGAAATCGAATATATTAAAGCCAATCTTAGCGATAACGTAGACACCGCTAAGCAGGAATTGATAAAAATAAATACGCGCCAAGTAAAACTCCAAAATGATCTGGCGGCGCTTGAGTCTAGATAGCTCCGAGCGCATAGTCTTATGAAACGCAATTATTTCAGCAGGGTTGTCATAATTCATAATTAATATCCTGTTACTGGTGAAGCGCCCTGAATTTCTTCATATTCCTCTTCTTCTTCCATTAAAGCCCTGCTTACGGGGTGGGCAAAGGTCAAAGCCAGAGAATCAGACAAATCAGGTGAACTTTCACCGCGTTTTCTCAAATCCTCTTTGGAATCGAGGATAAATCTCATTTTAGTGTCAAAGGAGTATTCAATTACGGTTAAATCCCTGATTAAATCTTCGTTATTGGGAATATCAGCGTATTTTAACCATTCTTTCATGTCTTCCCAACAGTCCCCTCTCATATTACGGTGTAAATCAGGGTAACGGGACTTGTGGGAACCATTTACCCCTATAATCTTCTCTCTGTGATGGGTGTGCATCAAGTAATCAGTTACTCCCGCCCCTATCCCTACGTCATCGACAAAAACGCAGTCAGGATCATATTTATTAATAAACTGGGTGGCCCTCATGCCTACCTGTTGGGTATCCAAACCCTGGTGGGATTCCTGTAAAAGGAGTTTTGGCCCCTGTCTTAAAGTAAAAACCGTCTTGTCCTGGCCGAAACGGGCAACGTCAATCCCGATTACGACTACTTCCCACTTGTAGGCGTCTTCAGGAAGGTCTCTTATTTTGGCTTCGTCAGCTATCTCTTTAGGAATGAACTGTCTTGTCCCATGTTTGGGGAATTCACCTAAACAACGAACACGGTAAAAGTCGCTGTCAGCGCCATACATTTCGCGCCAGTCGCTGAGAAGTTTCTTATCTACTCTTTTTACGTTTTCACAATTTACTGTATGTTTAAGCCAGAACTTTGATTTCTTGTCGTTGGTAAAACATTCATTAAAAGCACCTAAATTTCTAGTAGGGTTGCCAAACGCCATTAAAACCCCACCACCGTCAGTCAAGGCCCCTTCAGCAGTTTCCCAGATTATTTCGTGAATTCCGCTCGATTCATCAAAAATATAAAGAACTGTTTTGTCATGTGCGCCCGCCATTGCTTCGGGATTGTTTTCATTCCACGGGATTGCAGTCGCATACCAATCCTCTGGAGATTCGGTTGAAACCAGTCGTGTCGCTGTCCATTCAAAAAGATTTTTGACTTGTGGGATTGATCTGCGGTGCCACTTGGCTACTTCTCTCCACAGTTTTGTTCTAAGCTGGACTTCTGTATTTGCTGTAGCTATTACCTGAATATCAGGACGGGTTACCATGAAGAAGATTATCAACCACGCCATCAAACAGGACTTGCCAGCACCATGACCACTTTTAGCACATATTCTGATCGCCCCACCAGAAGCAAGTTGGGTTGTTAGTTGTTCGCCCAGTTCAAGGAGGATTTTCTTCTGCCAGTCTTCGGGCCCTAATTCGTCTTCAAGTTCTCCTTCTCCCCAAGGAAAGACATAAAGAACAAATCCGTAAGGATCATGGAAAAGACCTAGAAGGTCATCCGCTATCTGGCTCATACTTCTCGAACTTCAGCCGCCACATGCGTCTGTCTCCAACTCCTATTATCAAATCACCACCATCTCTGGCAGCAACCCAACACTCGCTGATACCTCTCGCGGCAAAAGGATCATAATCTTCTTCCATTTCAGGACTGCCGTGAAATTGTTCTATAAAGGCTTCCAAGAAATCTTTTGATGGGCAACCCGGCGGTGTTTCTTTTTTAACAAAAAGTCTAACGTATTCGTCTTGTTCTGTAGTTTCCATTTTTAGTCTCCTTTAATGACTTCTCCTTCGATAATCTTTCCCTTGGCAAGCCTCATTCGTCCTTCTGTCATTACCTGACGCCATGACTTGCCAGCTTCGACAACGTGTTTTACTTCTCTGTCCCGGTACTTTGCGTCCAGTTGGCCTCGTCTTGTTTTAACGTGATCGTGTAGAATCTTTAAAGCGTTTACGTTTAAATCCTTGTTTCTGAAGGCTTCTCTGGCCAAATCCCTTATTTCGTCAAAGTCTGCATCCAGGACAGCGGCTTTGCCTCTCTCTGCGTCTATCCACATTTCCTGATAATCAGGGTTTTTGCGTAATTCCTTGTAAAAATGGGAAAAATCAGGGCCACCACGGTCTACTAGTATTTTTACGATGGATTTTTCCGAATTTATATACTCGTCACAGATTTCAGGCAGGATTTTATCAAAGTTATATTTATAAGCGCCTCGTTTAACCCCCGCCACACTTCCTGCTTTTCTTTTAGACACCGTAACCCCACGTAATTAACATTTCCT